GAAACACCAATATATAATGGAAGTAAAGTAAAGATAGCTTTCTTCCAAAAACCATACGTCCTACCTACAGGAGACATTGGCACATCATTAAAGCTAAAGGCTATCCAAGTTGTTAGTCTTAACAGCGGAGCTGGTATTGTCGATGACGGAGATCTTACTGCTGAGGATGCTGCTAAGTTATTTGGTAGCTCTACAGGTTTTAAGGTTGATGCTCCTAATGTAGATGCTACACCTAGTAGTGTCGAGGAGGATGACGACTTCTAATGAGAAGTAGATTAGAAGAAAATATAGCTGAAGAGTTTGACAAGATGGGTATTGAATATACCTATGAACGTGACAAACTTAAGTATGTTATAGAAGCACAGTACATCCCTGATTTTAAAGTTGGGGATGTTTACTTAGAAGCCAAGGGCTACTTTCCACCAGATCAGAGACGAAAGATGAAAGCTGTAAAGAAAGCTAATCCAGATCTCGATATCAGAATTATATTTCAAAATCCGCTAAACACAATATCCAAACGCTCCAAAACATCCTATGCGATGTGGGCTGAGAAGAATGGATTTCCTTGGTGTACATATTATGCAATCCCAACAAGCTGGCTCAGATGAATCAGAATTTCTTTATCACGCACCTTGTAACCGATGTGGGTCTTCCGATGGCAATAGCGTCTACTCTGATGGACATACTTATTGCTTCGTATGTAATCACTACGATGCTGGAGAAGAACCAGACCACCATCATCATAGCACTGCCAGACCTATGATAAAAGGTGCACCCGTTTCGCTAAAGAAACGTAAAATATCCGAAGAACATTGTCGAAAGTACAGAATCCATAAGGACGGAGAAGTGCTAAGGTTCCATTACTTTACGAAAAGTGGTCAAGTTTGTGCTGCCAAAGTAAAGACAAAGGACAAAGACTTTTACTGGGACGGTAAGAATACCGATAACCAGTTATTCGGACAACACCTTTTCCCAGACAAAGGTACACGCCTCACAATATATGAAGGCGAACTTGATGCAGTGTCTGGATATGCTGCATTACCTACATGGCCTCATGTCTCATTACCAAATGGGGCAGCTGGGGCTAAGAAAGACCTACAAAAAGTACTTGACTTAATTCAAGGCTATGAAGAGATAGTCTTATTCTTTGATAATGATGAGGCTGGAATCAAAGCTACAGAAGAATGTGCTCAACTATTTCCCGCAGGGAAGGTCAAGATAGCAAGACTAGAGAAGTATAAAGATGCTTCCGATGCCTGTCAAGCAGGTGAACTAGAAGCTATTAGGAGAGCTATCTGGGATGCAAAGACTTATAGACCAGATGGTATAGTTGATGCCAAGTCATTACTAGAAAAAATTTGCACACCTTCACCACCCGCTGACCATGAGTATCCATTTCGAGGACTTAACGATAGACTACACGGCATTAGATATGGCGAGCTTATCACGATTACTGCTGGAAGTGGTATCGGCAAATCATCGTTTTGTCGAGAGCTTGCAGTACACCTCCTCGATAGAGGGGAGAGAGTCGGTTACCTTGCACTTGAAGAGTCCAACCAAAGAACCGCCCTCGGTTTGATGTCCGCTAGCGTTGGACAAGCCTTACATTTAGGAGAACATACCAAAGATGAACTCGAATACGCCTACAACAGTACTATTGCTAATTGGAATCTTTTTCTCTTCGATGGCTTTGGCAGCTATGACCCTGATACGATCTATTCACGCATCGAATACCTTGCCTGTGGATTGGAGTGTCGTATTATATTCCTAGATCACCTCAGTATATTATTGAGTGGATTGGATGGGGATGAGAGACGTATGATAGACGTGACCATGACTAAGTTAAGGTCATTAGTTGAACGTACTGGCATAGCATTATTCCTTGTATCGCACCTTAGAAGGACACAAAATGACAAGAACCACGAAGAAGGAGCCCGTATTACACTGGGACAACTTAGAGGAAGTGCAGCGATTGCACAGCTTTCTGACGGAGTTATCGGACTCGAAAGAGATCAGCAAGACTCAAGCAAGCAAGCTATTACAACAGTTAGAGTTCTCAAGAATAGATACTCTGGCGAATGTGGTATCGCTTCATCACTCACGTACGATTTAGACACCTGTTCATTCACCGAAAATGAAATTAAGACCGAAGACTTCGACCCCGCAACGGACTTCGATTAATCTAGCATACGATATAGAGACAGATGGACTTGATTGTGAGAACATACATTGTATTGTTACACAAGACTTAGACACTGGTTTAGTGACTGAGTATAACGATCAAGCATCAAAGAACTATAGCGTTGTTAATGCAGTATGTGATCTAGAAAATGCTAACAATATCATTTCACATAATGGTATTATGTTTGACATACCGCAGATCAAAAAACATTTTCCTTTCTTTGAAGGGAAAGCTAAACACTGGGATACACTTATCCTCAGTAGATTTTACCACCCAAATATATTAGACACAGATCTTAGACGCAAATGGACTGGGATGCCAGCACGTTTGTATGGATCACACAGCCTCGAAGCCTACGGGTACAGGTTGAAGTGTCATAAAGCTGACTTTGGCAAGACTACTGACTGGAAAGAGTGGTCACAGGAAATGCAAGATTATTGTAAACAAGACGTTGCCATTTTAGTAAAACTATGGACACATTTCCAGAAATTCCTCAAGCAGTAGTTCTCGAACACGAGATCGCACTGATGATGTCACAACAAAAAGTGACAGGCTGGCCATTTGATGTAAAGAAGGCACAACAACTAGAGAATACACTACTAACTAGACTCGAACACCTAAAGGATAAGTCGATGAAGTTATGTTGGTGTGTACCTGGAAATCTATTTACACCAAGGCGAGACAACAAAAAACAAGGTTACTTTGCTGGTGCAGAGATGCAACGATTAAAAGAGTTTAATCCTAGCAGCAGAGAACATATAGCTTGGTGGTTCCGAACGTTTCAAGGTTGGAAACCAAACAAGTTTACACCTACTGGTAAGGCGGTCATTGATGAGACCGTACTCAAAGAGATAGGTACAGAAGAGGCATTAGTATTCCTTGAGATTCTGATTACACAAAAGAAACTCGGAATGTTGTCGCAAGGCACTAATGCGTGGTTGAAACTGGTCAAGGATGGCAGGGTTCACCACTCTTGCTTTATCGGTGCGGTTACGCATCGTATGGCACATTCACACCCGAATCTTGCACAGGTAAGTTCGGACAAGGATTGCCGTGAATTATTTATTACTAACCCAAACTGGAAGCTGATTGATAGCGACCTAGCTGGGATAGAGTTAAGGTTATTTGCTCACTACCTAGCCCGTTACGATGGAGGACGGTATGCAAAGATCTTACTAGAACAAGATATTCACCAAGTTAATGCAGACAAAATTGGAATCTCTCGCAGACAAGTCAAGACAATTACTTATTGTTTCTTGTACGGAGGGGGTAATCAGAAACTTGGACTATCTTATGACAATATGCTCCCCCTCGAAAAAGCGAAGAAGAAAGGGGCAGAAATTAGGCGAGCTTATATGGATGCTATTCCAGGCTTGGAGAATCTTGTCGAAGATACTCGTAGAGTTGCTGAAAGAGGTAGTATTCGTGCTATCGACAAACGCCAAATCCATGTTGACAAAGAACACAAAGCGTTAAATTGTCTCTTGCAAGGATCGGCAGCAGTCATCGCAAAGCGTTGGCTACTACTAACTGACCATAATATACGCATGAGTAACATGCCGTATGAACGTTATGCCTTTGTGCATGATGAACAAGTGTTAGGGTCAGAGCCTAAATATGCAAATGACATAGCTGAAGTCTGTAAAATATCTGCATTACAAGCTGGAGAGTATTACAACCTTAGACTACCCATTGAAGCCGATGCACAAATTGGCGTAAACTGGGCTGAAGTACACTGATGTTATTAATTGATTGCGACTTTATAGCTTATAAATCAGCACAAGTATGTGAAGAAGGTATAGATTTTGGTAACGATGTTATCGTTGCACAGTCTAACTTTAGTCAAGTACTAAAAGTGTTTGATCGTGAGCTACAAAAAGTTCAGACCGCTATGATGGAAGACGATGTAATCCTGTATTTTTCTAGTTCTGAAAATTTTAGGAAGAAAATTTATGCCGATTACAAGGGTCATCGAAACCGTAGGAAACCCCTAGGTTACAAACGCCTTGTCAACCATTGTAAAGAAAATTACAAGTTTGTCCTACGTGAAGGGCTCGAAGCTGATGACTCCCTAGGGATAGACGCTACGAGATACCCAAGCACTGACAACATAATCGTAAGTCCAGACAAAGATCTACGTCAAATTCCAGGTGTCCTATGGGATCTCACGAATGATGTAGAGGAGATCACTAAAGAGCAAGGAGATGATTGGCACTTA